ATGTTAAGTGACTCTAAAATCAGAAGTGCAAAACCAAAAGAAAAGCTTTATAGAATTGGTGATTCAGACGGGTTATGTATCGAAATTAAACCTAATGGAAAAAAGTATTGGCGCTACCGTTTCCAATGGCTCAAAAAAACTCAGATGATGAGTTTAGGTGAGTACCCTATTGTGGGCCTAGCAGAAGCGCGTATAAAAAGAGATGAAGCTAAATCTTTATTAGCTAGTGGTATAAATCCAATTGAAGAAAAAGAAAACCAAAAAAAAGCTAAACACGATGAGTATGAAAATAGAGTGCTCTTTAAACATGTTGCAGCAGAATATAAAGCTGAAAAATTAAATAATCGTTCCGAGAGATATCAAGAAGCTTTTCAACGTGCCCTAGATAAAGATATTTTAAAAGTTATTGGTGATAAAGATATTAAAGAAGTTACCTCAGCAGACGTTTTGACAATTATGAAAAAAACGATTGCAAGAGTGAAGCGTCAAAAAAATCATGGTACTGGCGAAGTATCAGCAATCCAAAACCGTACTTTTATCGGCGGTGTTATGCGTTATGCAATCGCCACCCTTAGAGCAGACTATGACCCAACCTATGCTGTTAAAAATGTTGTAGAACGCCCTGAGATTGAACATGCAAGACCAATGGAAAAGCATGAGGCTGCGCAACTTAGAAATAAATTAAGTAACTATGGTGGCTCCACTACAGTTAGAAATGCTGGACTTGTAATGCTCTACTCGATGCTTAGGACTATCGAGATTCGCCGCATGAAATGGGAGTATGTTGACTTCGAAGCTAGAACTATCACATTCCCAAAAGAGATGATGAAGAAGAAACGCATTCATATCGTCCCTATGTCTGATCAGGTTTTTAATATTCTTCAAGAGCAACGTAGTCTAGTTGGCAACCGCGAATATGTATTCCCTGCTATCTATCAAGATGGAATGCTTTCAGCTACCACCATGAACAAAATGCTTGATTACATTGGCTTGTCAGATGTAACTGCTCATGATTTTCGTGCTACAGCTTCAACGTTGTTAAATGAAAAAGACTACGATGATAAATGGATTGAAAAACAATTAGCACATGCGGATGGAAATAAGACTCGCGCCACTTACAACCATGCGAAGTATTTAGAAAGCAGACGTAAAATGCTTCAAGACTGGGCTGATATTGTAGATAGTTGGAAAGACTAAAAGTTTTGCTTCTTATCAAAGGTCCATCTTTTGCCATTGTAAGACACAGTGCCATCTAAATTAATTGGCAACTCTTTTAATGAGTAGTCATAGATTTTAAGAACATTCCCGTTCTTATCTAAATCAGCGGGTAGATTGCAAGTATTTTCCATCCTGCCCGCTTCCGAAACCATGATCATGACTTGCGACATCACAAAGCCCTTACACAAATCGAGACATTCACATTACTATTAATTGTGTGAGCTGTGCAACCTGAGAAGATTAAGCACAGCAATGTGATGATCGATGCAACTTTGGTACGTTTGCACATATAAGTTACTTCTTTAAAAAGAGTGCTCGTTCTGCTTCTCGGCGACGAACTAGGCCCTTCATAATCTTGCCACCTGCTTTGTTCCAAACTAGGAATTGATCGGCAGCGCCTTGGTAGTCGCCTTTATTAAGTAACTTGAGCAATGTTGAGCCCTTAAAAGCACCTGAACCAATGTTGTAGGTCAAAGAGACTAATGCATCAAATTGATTTTGAGTTATGGGAACTGTCACAGATTCATTTACAGTCTTTTCAAATTTAGCTAAGTCGTGTTTAAAATAGGCTTTAGCTTGCTCAGGTGTGCAAATGTCACCTTGCTTAACCTTCACACCATTTGGATAAACTGTGGTGCCAGTGCCAATGGTCCAGACTCCTACACCATCATCGTAAGCATTGAATCGCGTGCCCTCAAAACTAGTTATTAAATCTATACCATCATCACTTGTAGTTTTTCCACCTGGTGCAAGTTTTTCGACCACTTTATTTAGATCGTCTACTTGCGCCTGTGTAAGCTTGCCGCCTGCAATTACTCGGGCAGCATCGAAGAATGGTTTAGTTGTCATTGGATTCACCTTTCTTTTTCTCTAACTCAGAGCTACCAAAATAAAAGCCACATGCAGTTGTCATAGCCCCTGCAATAAAACCCAATGCCGTATTAATCAGATTGCTATTTTCACGTGGCATATCCACAAAAAATAAAGCAATCACTAAAACAAACATCAGTCCCACTAATGCGAAAGCTAGATAAGCTCTTGTATTTTCACTGTTCATCGTCCTGCTTTCTCCAATCGTGATACTTTCTCTTTAATTAAAGACTGGTCTTGGCTTAATTGAATAATTGAAGAACCAACCCAAGCACATAAAGAAAATACGATGCCTGCAAATATTCCCAGCAATACACGTAGCACAGAAATTCCACCATCTTGCGCTGCTGTGCGGTTTTCTAAATTGGCGACTTTGATATCTAATGTATCGATATCTTTTTTGTTCTGTTCGCTAGTCTCTTTGTGCGCTTCATTAATGAAAGTCAGTCGAGTAACATGATCTGACAACATGCGAATATCACTTTGAATAGAGTCAATTTTCTTTTCGAATCTCAACCCGTATGATTCATTTTCAGTCATGCCTTCCCCCTTTCGTTTAGGCAATAAAAAAGCCCTAACTTATTTAAAGCTAGGGCTTGTATGGATTTATTGAGTATTAACAGATGAATTTAATATATGCGTTTCTATCTGATTGAGTTGATTCAGGAAAAACACTCGCCGATGTAGCCGCTGCTTTAAGCTTACTTCCGCCAGAATAATCCAAGGTATACGAGCTGGGGTAATAGATAGAACCTATCATTTCATCCATATATCTTTTAATGAAGCCGTTTTGAACAGACAGAGGGATGTTATTAGTGACTATCTGCATTGTTACAACGGTTGTGTTAGCAATACGGCTTTCTTTTATATAACAATATGATATTGATTCAATTGAATTATTCTGAGTTCTCATCTCAGCACGAGTATAAGTCATCATGCTTCCCCCGAACCAGGCGTCTAGAGCATCATATGATTTTTCTACGTCAATTTTTATAACATTATCTTTAACTTTTGACCTGTCCGCGAATACAAAGTACAAGAAGTTATATGTTTTATCAATTACTGGAAAATTAGAATCTAAAGCAAAATCAAAAACACAATTCTTCATATATTCCAGATACATGGTAAAACTATAAATAACTGATTTATGTTTAGAAAAATCATAGGTATTGTTTTTGATATACCAGCCACTAAAATAATCACTAGTTGTTGATGTGGAAACATCTCTATTTAGTAATCTATTTAGTTTAAAAGAATTATTGAAAATTTTTAAATTTTCACGACTATAACAACCAACAAATCTAATTAAACTAACATCTTGTGATTGAAGCAACCCGTCGACTGCTGTCTGTATATTGTCATGAATATAAATTCCTTGTAGCACCTCTGCTGCAAAGGTAATATTAGGAACTGAGTCCCCCTCGTGCCAAACAGTAAATATTGAAGCAGGCAGTGAACTCGGGTATGACATGCCATTTACATTTGCATCATTGAACTCGCTTAGTGTCGGGGGCTCTATAAAATTAAGTGTATTATTGTTAAAAGTTAAGTCATTAAGTTTTGCAGTTTTCCCTAAAATCGACCAATAACCGAGACCACTTCGACTAATATTTGCAGTATTTCCAAATACTTTTTGATCATATACAACTTCATTTTCATCAAGCGACTGATCTGTACGCAAAATTGCACTAAATACAAGATTTGGGTAGCCAAACACCTTATTATCATAGAACCACTGTTCTGATCCGTGTAGTTCACATGCACAAGCGTTCAATCGTCCCTTGACATTAGTAAATTCGAACACATTATCATGAACTTTAATATCTTTACCTATGCAGTAAATTGTCGAATGATCATGAAGTTGAGACTTATTAGACATTAAATTAGTAAATGTATTATCATAAATTTCTACTTTTTGAGAAGTTTTAGAAGTCTGAATTGCATTTGCAAAGTCGCCACCAATAAATTTAAGACCATGGACTTTCATACCTTTAACTGAAGCTTTGATAATCCAACGATAGCCATCCTGTACAGCAGATTCTGATTCTGTTGCAGTAAAATCTAGTGTGCCGGTTCCAAAAACTTCAATGTTTTCATGCCTATTTTTTCCGTACCAATCATCAGCATCTGCACGATACATAGCGCTTAAAATATTACATTTTGGCTGACCACTTGAACCCGAGTAAAAAGAACCGAATGTTAATGTTGAATTGATTTCGAGTTTTACATTTGAAACTAAACGAATAGCATTTTTTTCATTAAATTGAACAGGATCAATTAATTTTCCGATTCTAGGACATTGCGAATTAAAGAACATTGGATCATTAATAATTACATGCCCTTTTAAGTTGTTTCGTTCAAGTGCATACATTAACTTATCAAAATTTAACGTGTCATCAGTAACACCATCACACTTGCAACCAGAATGAAATGGAGTAAAAACATTCTCATGCTGCAATACCCATCCATTAATACATAAGAAGCCATCGTTTTCAGTTGCTCTAGATGCAACATGAATTCGCAAACCACCTCCTTTGTAAGGTTGTGCTAGAGCAAAGTTTGTCGGTGCATAATAACCTTTCACATAAGCTGTTCGACCATTCCATTTTTCTAAATCAAGTAAGTCTGCAACAGTCTCGACATTGATTGTGAAATTACGAATCTTTTCTAAGAAATTACTTTGAGTAAAAGCAAGGTCTGCATATAGATCAGTATAGATAATCTTGCCACGCTTATTTCGAACAGTTATTGAGCAGCGTTCACCAGACACATATAGTTTCCCTGCTCGACCATAATAAGATAAGTATCCATTACGAGTACGTACAGGCTGAGCTGCCGGAATAGAAAGTGCTTCATCCCAAAACACAGGAATCGGGTAAACTTCAGGATTTTTACCAGCTTCACCTATATAAATGTAGCCAGCGTCTAAAGGATGCCCATCGATATCAGAGAACAATGGGTATGGGGTTTGAATTTTGCTACTCATCAATCTACTCCGATTCTTGAGTTCTTTTTTTTAATCTGGAAAAGAAAAACCCCGCTTATAGCGGGGTTCTGTTATTTGTTTAGGTTAGGAATTTGGACGGGATGGATTAAGAGCCCTCGTAACTCTTGCTCTGACCTTATTGTCCTTAATATGCTTAGTAGCAAGTCGTAAAGCTGTGGCAACAGGTGCAGGGAATCCAGACAGACCAGACATGGCAATATCCATTGCTGCAGCTAGTGTTGCAGCAGTATTGCTATGATTAATTGCAGCAGATGTTGGTGTAGTAAATAACGTTTTAGATATTTCGTTAATTGCCCGAAGCTTTTCTGCACCTTGTGGACCAAAGACATAATCAAGTTTCCCTGCGTCATCTAAGCGCTTGATTGCCTTATTTAATGCAGCCGCACTTACCATCTGATTGCCTTGACCATCTGGAGCGATACCTGCAGTGGCAGCATTCTTAATTTCCTGAAGAGTTTGCCCTTGGATATCACGCCAAGCTTGTTTGCCCTCTTCGCCAGAAGTTAGAAGAGTTCTTTTAGCCACCCGAAGATCATCCAGTGAACCATCATGAATAATGCGCTTCTGAATATCTTCCAGTGCAACACGACGGTCATCTGTACCAGTCTTATTCGTAGTTAAATCTTTAATGATGGTGCGATTTTCCCAATGGTCGGCCATGCGCTTTCGTTCATTACGAGCAGCTTTATAAAGATTGCCAACAACTGGTTCAACATGTTGATCAATCATGTCTTTAAGAATGGTTGACTGGCGAATGTTGGGCGCTTCCTGATTTGTATTAGCATTGATTTCTTGTCGCCACTTCTCCATTTGTTTAATAGTTGGACTATTTGGAATAAGCTCACCGTTTTCTCCACGTCTCGCAATACCTAATGATTCAGCAGTTCGTTTAGCACTTGTTAAAATTGGTGTAGTTGGTAAATCAGGCTGTGAATTAAGATAATCAATTACTGACATTGGATCATTTTCACCAACTTTTACAGGTTGGGTTAAATCTACTGGGATCTGCGCTTCTTCTGATTTATCTGCTTTTGCATAAGCTACCCGTACCTTATTCTTATCCGCCTGCAATTGCTTTTGAAGTGCCTTATCTACAGATAAACCAGCTTCACGCATATTGGTTGCCTGAGCGCCAGTCATATCAATAAACGCATCTAAGTTGTGCTGCATAACTTGATGCTGTTCTTCTTGACGTTGCCGTAGTGGAGCACCTAAGTCTGAATCCTTAGCAGTTTCAACTTCAAACTTGAGTTGTGCAGGATCTCGAGTCATCTGCCCTTCAGTGAGTTGCACTGGGTAAGGCAAGTCTTGAGAAAGGGCTTGTCGTATTGTCGCTTGATCTACTTGTGCCGCACCGACGTTTGCAGGTGCTGGGCTTTCTACTTCTGGTGTTCTTAAACCAACCATTTCGCCCATACGTTGTACGCCTGAACGAGTGGCATTAGCTACAGCTTGAACTGGTCTCGCTGCCATTTGCCCTGCACGCTCAGCTACTGGTGCAATTGCCTGCCCTGCTCTAATAGCTTGACCTTGTGCAATTGGTGCAACACCACGAGCAGCTTGTCCTGCTAATGCCAACTCACTCAAAGCTGGTGTTAGCGCTACTAATGGCTCGGATACTTCACCCAAAGCCTGAGTATATTCCTGACCTGTTTGAGTACGTGGCGCATATGTTAGATTTGCTGCACCTTCAGCTGCATTTTGTGAAATACGCTGAGCAGCCTCTGGTGTGCCGAAATTACCTGAAAGGATTTCACGACCAGCTTGACTAATGGTTCCACCAAGCATCCCAAGTGTTCCGCCTGTAGCACCTGTGGCAGCTGATAAAGCAGTTTCACCAACACCTAATGCACGTTGTCCTAATGTTGGCTCAGGTGCAGGTGGCGCCACAATTCCTTGCTCTATTGGTTCTTGAACAATAGTTCCACCTTGATCGAAGTCTGGCAGATTTGACTGATTACGAGATGCTACAGGGAGTTTTACTTTCCTTGCCTTTATATCTGCTTCTAGATCTGCTCTTTGTTGAGAATTTAGACGACCAGAGACGTAAGCATCTGATAAGGCTTGCGGCAACACAACAGGAGGTGGTTTTACTCTACCTGTAAGCTGCGCGCCTTCTGGAAGCATAATCTTCCCTCCACGCACATCATCCTCAAAGTCCTTTTTCTGTTGTGCATTAAGTTTTCCTGATTTATATGCATCATAAACTTTGGCAATTGTTGGAGCTTGTTGGTCTTGCATTTGCGCTTTGACGCGTTGATAAGTGTTTTGACCAACCATTTCATCAACCTCGGCCCAAGACTTTTTTGGTTGCGCATAAGGAGACGAAGGCAATGAAGCCCAAGTACTTCCAGATTTTTGAACAGCAGTTTTAAAGTCTCCCTTCAAAACTGATGGTAAAGCGCCATTTTGTGCAAGTAATGCTACTGCTGCAATATCTTGATTTTTAGGAGAGAAGTCTTTCAAACCAAGCTGCTTCGCAACCCCATTCCAAGTATCTTCTAGGAATTGATATCGGCCAGCAGCAGTGGTTGCATTTTTCTTACCATCTGTTTGGGTAAAACCTTTTTTTACGCCCGGATGCCAAGACAAATCATTTACACGTTCATTCCCAAAAAGAGTGTTATAGCCATGCTTAACCCCCTCTGCATTAGCAATCAAGTTAAGCATTTTCTGCACGTTTGGTGCTTTCAGGAGCTTTTCAAAGTTTTCTCTTGTTGCCATAGCTTTTCCTCGGGCAATAAAAAACCCGATGTATTACCATCGGGTCTAGTTTTTGGGTTTGGGAAAATTCCAAAAAACAAAAAGCACCCTAGGGGTGCTTTATTTTGGCTTATAGTCCCAAAGACTTCCGTTTTCTCCACAATTTCTCTCAATTGCATCCATAGTTACATCCGTGTCATAAGCTCCTTTACGCCACTCATTTATTGCAACTTGTATATAGGCTCTACAATTTGCTGGCAACCCAGACTCATTTCCATAGATAGGTTTAGAGTTCGAGTCTTCATTTGTGCAAGCAACAAAAAATAATAATGGAACTAATACTAATAACTTCATTTAACTACTCTCTTTTTAATGTTCCTAAAGATTCTTTTAGTTTTAGAGTAGTGTCAGTGAATTCAGGATATAAAATTAATAACTTCTGGAAGCTATCATCATTTAATACCACTTTATCATTATATAAATTTTTCAATTCAGCCCTATATTCTTCCTCTCTTTTTATTTGAGACAATCTAGCTTGGTGCAATTCCTTTTGTTGCTTTGCATATTGAGCCTGCTGAGCCATTCTTACCCCATTTTCCCATCCTTCCATTGCTGATTGATAAGGTGGTTGAGCATTAATAGAGTAATTGTTTGGTGGTACTGAATATGCAAATGATGAAATAAGACAAAGTAATATTAAATATTTTTTCATTTATTCTCTCCTCACAAATAAGGAGAGAATATCAGAAAGTTAATTACTGTACAGCTGACATATAACTTCGGGTTCCTGTTGCTATTTGTCGATCAACAGCTTGGTTAGCTTGATGTTTTAATGCTTTACCAATGTTTTTGGATGCATAACCACTAAATGTAGTCCCTGCTGGCACTTTTACACCAAGCACTTCAACATCACGTTTAGTACTTCCCATATTGCCAACTTGGTTGACCCATTCAGCTTGCATCTGTTGATAAGCAGCATCACGTTGATTCATCTTTGCCATGCCACGAAGGAAAGACGCAATCGTTCGTGAATCGGCAGTCTCGGCAGGAAAGCCTTTCATTGCCAATTCAATATCCTTATCCGTTGCAGGACCAGGAGGAAGCATTTTAATCGCTTGTGAATTACGGATTCGAGTGTATTCATTACGCAATTGGGACATAGCGCCCTGATTACCAGTTTGCCCTTTAATCCATTCACTGAATTTACTAAGAGCACCGTAACCACCACCAGCAGACTCAATACGATTGGCTAAGTCATTTTGTTGGTTAGCTGATTGTTCCGAGGCCACAGAAGCCAACATAGTCTCATTCACAAGTTTTTGAGCACCATCTGTAAGTTTTACATTTGATGGATTTAACTCTTGAAGTTTTATTGATGTTTCAGTTTCAAGTTTGTCTCGGTCAAGTCGACGTTGCTCAGCCATATTTTGAATCGAAGCATAATTTAGCGCTGTTTGTGATTGAGTTTGATTAATGCCACTTTGAATCTGTTGTGGCTTATAAAGGTTCTCAATGTTTTGACCTTGTGTCTCAGCTTTTGTTTTTGCAGTGTTAGCTGAGATCTGATTAATTTGATAAGGCTGCATTTCATTGGCGCGTTTCTGTTCACTAAAGGTTTTAAACCCATCGTTATCTGAAGTTTGCCACAAACTACCCAAAACTACTTGAGCAGCAGAAGGGTTATTCTCAATCATCTTTATATAACCACGGAGAACACCAGCATCTTTTTTGTTTCCGCTATTTTCATATGCTGTTGCACCATCACCTAGTACCTGTTTGGCAATATCAGGCTGATTATTGGCTAGAGCAGCATAGGTCTGGGAAGCTAATCTTAATGTATTCTTGCGCTGACCATCATCCATTGTGTCATAAGCACGTTTAAGGTTTTCAGAAAGTTGGGGGTATTTAGTCATTACATTAGTAAAACCCTCATAAGAAGGATTATTGGCCAAATTAGCAAGATCAGTATTCATTTGTTGTCGAGCTAATTTATCATCTTCTGCTTGTTTTAAAGCACGTTGACGATCTGCATAAGCAACACCTAGCTGTAAACCACCATTGAAACCTTGTAACGTAGTTTGAACTGGATTTGCTACATCAAGCATATAATTAATAGGCTGTACCATTACTCACTCCTAAAACTTACTTCCAATGAATGCACCACCCGGTTGACCAACTAAATTACCAATGCCTGCCCATTGATTCGCAGTGGCTTGACCTTGAGCTAAGGCATTACCCGCTTGTGCTGCACCAGATTGCTGTAATAAATTTCCAATATTATTAGCGGACTGCATTCCAGCATTACCTACCCCAGCTGCTGCATTCTGACCAATAGAGGTTAAACCACCTAAATTTTGATATTGCTGGTTGATTAGCTGGTTTAGAAGCTGTGGTCTAAATTGGGAAAGTGCAGATTGAGTATTGCCGCCACGCAGCCCACCTGTTGCAGCTGCATTTTGAAGAATTGCATTTTCACCTTGTTGCATATAAGTCTGCATAGCTTGGCTATTATTAATTGCATCGATTGCAGCTTGTTGCTTACTAGCACCATTGAGACCAAGTAAATCTTGTTGCCCAGATAATGCTCCTGTTCCAGCATTCACATACGGCTTCATTAACTCTTGAATGGCATCAAACTGACGCTTTTGTTCATCAATGGCTGCTTGGTTAGACTGAATCTGTGCATCTGCTGCTTGATTAGCTGCATTCTTTTGAGCTTTGGCTGCTTTATTTGATGAGATAAGTCCAAGACCAATGCTACCTGCTGCTATTGCTGCTGCTGGCATAGGAATTCTCCTTTAGTTAGCCCAACAAGAAACTGATCTAGAAGTCTTCCATCTTTTAGAAATGAAGCTCTATTAATACCTTCAACCTGAAACCCTAGCATTTGTGCGAACAACTTAGCCTTCCTATTATTTTCAGGAATCCAAGAAATGACTTTTTGATGGTTTTCAAAGATGAGTTTTAATATGAGCTTCCCTGCTTCTACTGCCTTTGAACCGCGAAGGCTGGGCAATAAACAGGTATGGATTTCAATTGCAATGGAATTATGTTTGATCAGTAAGAAAAGGCCTTGAGTGATGTTATCTTCAACAACTCCAATCCATTCATGACCTGACAAATCTAATACTTTTTCGTTTCTTGTTGGGTCGTCACAAATATCTTTTTGAACATATTCATTGAGGATGATCTTATTTATTTCTTCAAGATCATCGAGTTTAACTAGGTGCATAATCACCTCATGTTATTTCACGTCCAGAGACACAAATAACTAATGCATTAGCCGCACTTGCAATGGCACTAAAGCTAGAGCCAGGGCCTAAACTATGGCCTACAATTTCATTGCAGAGATATACAGAACCAGCAGCAACAGATTGATCTTTAATAATCTGGTTTGAAGCCCCTGCTGATCCGGTACTGACCAAATGAATGCTGAATGTAACAGCACTAGTTGAGGTATTAGTAATGGTACATTTATCAATCTGAACTGTAGAATTGTCAGCTGTAAATTGAGTTGTTTGCGCATTTTCAAGAAATTTAGCAGGGACAAAAGACTTTGGTTTTACTGATGCTGCCATTTCACATGACCTCTAAATTATAATTTGGGAAACTTTCAACCTGATAAGTTGGATAGATTGGATCGGATTGAATGACCTCATAACGAGGTGTAAGACCAATTTGGTCGGGAATGATTGTTGTATGCGCTGGGCTTGTAGCTATTAAATCAATTAGTCTTTCAACATCTGCAATTGATGCATTAGCCATATTTGCTGCGCTTTGAGCTGAATCTGCTGTTATTTGTGCACCTGAGCTTGAATCATCTAGGTTATTTAGCTCATTTGGGATCAGGCGAAAGAGTCCTTCTACTGCCTTCATGAGTCTTGGATTGCCGTTCACCCATGCTTCAATATCTTTTCTGGTGGGCGATATAGGATCATTAATTGTCATAATTACACTACCAATGGCTCTATCTGAGCCTCTAATCGTGATACTGCTAGCCGGCTTTCAGACGTTCCAGTGAACTTCTGAATTCGCCAATTATTCATATAACCCTGCTGGAACCAAACAAGACGCTTATCTCGCTGCCCAGTTTTTCCAGCGGATATATACTTAGGGTTAGACCACTCAACACCATCTACTGAATACTGGGTACAGATAGTTGGCTTTTCGCCAAAAAGTGTACGACCTGTTAAAGCAACTAACTCAATTTGATGAAAAATAGCTCCGCGAGATTCGTTGTAAACAATTGAAGTGACAAACTCCCATTCAACAACCTCACCCCAATGCTCACCTGATTTATTGGTAAGAGCTCCAATCTTATTTTCCTCGGGATGCCCTACGATCCATTTGTCATAACACCACACATGGTTCTGCGCTAAATATCTGCTTTCACCAAATCCTGAGCATAAAAAAAACCAGACTTGCTGGTTTGTTGCTTGAGATGCCGCTGCATCATAGACCAGAGTTTTATCTGGTAAATGAACATATAGCCATTGATGACCTTCTAGAATGCGCGACTCAACTAAACAATTTGTTAGCTGCACTTCAGAGTAATTCCTAAGAATTTGGTCAATTTCTCTAGTAGCAATTTTCTGAGTTGTCCCACTTGCATTTATATATATAGAAATAGGCTCATTTTTCCCACTACCCAAAAATGCAATCGTTTCAAGAAATAAACAACAGGTATTGGCTGCCAAAGTGCCACGAGTAGACATGGCACCATCTATGCGACTGAAGGGAAAATTCTCACCGCCAACGTTGCTGAAGACTTCTGTTGTATAGCGGTTTAATGCATAAACTTCATTCCGAAGTTTAAATAATGCATTAATTGGGTCAGGATCAACTTCAGATGAGCCATATTTCAAAGGATTAACTTGAAAAGGATCTGTTAATTCAGTAATTATTAAATATTGTCCATCAGTAGTCATGAAATAACCATCAATCCAGATTACATCATTAACATTTCCTAAATCTCCATCTAATACCTGTTTTAATCCCTTTGATGGACTATAGAGATATAAATATGGTTTTGAATTAATAGCTAAATAATCAAATGAATAATCAAAATTACAGTACCCAGTTCCTTCAACATTCCCTAACTCAACTATTGAACCATCATGCATAACTCTAATAAATTTATTACCACAAACACGATAACAAGTACCATTCCAATTAATGCCACCCCGATCCACACTAGGTAGGCTACCAATCTGTACAATTCCCTCTGCAGGGCGTAAATATCCATTAGCTATTCCATTTTCTTTCGGAACTGGTATTAAATTGCGCGGGTATGATGTTCGAAAATCTGAATTTTGATCAGTAAAGATTCCACTTAATATTGGGATTTGCATAAATCACCCCACGCGATACCAAGTCAATGAAAGTTGATCAAACTTCAATTTAAAGAATCCATCAGCAGCAATTGTATTTGGATTGCCAATTAAGGCAGCACCATTTCCTGCAATTGTTAAGTTTTCAACTTCCTGGGAGCTTGTTACTAAGACTTCTTGACCATCCGTTAATTCAGCCATTTGTGGTAAAGTAATAGTTCCATTTGTAATGGAAACTGATGGATTCATAACCAAATAAGTACCTACGGCATTATTTTCAACAGCGATTGTGAAATCTGCATTTGGGTTGAAGGGCTGAATAATTGCAGAAATTGGCTTAACTACAGGAATATTCTCAAGTATCCATTGCAGCAAGATATCCTGAGGTAATGAGCGAAAGTCTGTGCAATTACCTTTATATAAAACAAACTGGTCACCAACACCCAAGGCATCAGTTTCATTAAGACGTCTACTCATTGAAGAACTCCGCATCTTGATTAGGTGTTAAAACAGCATTGTCTTGTTTATTAACAATGAATGGATAACATCGTTTATTTCCTGCACCAGAAGGTAATGAACATGCATATTTCATTTGAGGTGGTCTTGAAACGGCTATACGAAGTAAATTTTCGTAGCCTTCTTTTGCAAGTACTGCTTTTTCAGGAGATAAGCCCTTCCCAAATTTTGAAGCTAACCGTTTAGCTAAATTTAGATAGAAAGCTTCAATGGCATAATCAGGAATTTTGCTTTCTTGATCTATATCGCTGCTATCTGCTTCTGTGGGTAATGGATACCCCAACTGAATGCGCTTAGAAGACCACAATGCTGCCATTGCATCCATATTTCTTCTTGCACTTTCTACTTGTTCAGGTTGCAAATCAAAGTCATAAGCAGCCATCCCGATTTCTTCAAAAGCCTGTTCGATAATTTGCCGCTTAGTCCATGACATGATTATTTCTCACTTTCTTCAAATGCCCAGAAAAGGTCTTGTGCAATTCGTTGGATTGAATACGCTTCAAATTCAGAGCTGACATCCTTCTCACCCATCAATCGCTTAACCTCTTGATAGATATGAACTGCCTCATGTAGAAGCAAGCCAAAGATAGCTATTCGATTTTTATCTTGAACACCACAAAGTTGAACAATAGCCTCAATCTTGCCGCTCTTATTGGTGCCAAAGGTTACTTGAGCTGGACAATTCATTGAAAGAAATTCTGATTTCTTATAACCAGCTTCTTTCATTTGATCTTTGCTTTGAACTAAGGTGTAACGGATATGGTCAAAAGGAGTATCAAACCAAATAAGTTTATTCTTCTTGCTCATCTCCAACCTCTACTGGGTAAAGGCTTTCAAGAACAAAATTTACAAGAACTTCTTTGCCATCACGTGAGCCATACTTAATACCCTTCTCATCAAGAATTGCTTTTAACTCACCTGCATCCATTGCTGAATATTTGTAGATGTCGTTTTCTTTTTTAAGGGCATTAATTTGCGAGATATACTCACCTTGTGCAGTGGCAAGTTGCTCTTCAAGAAATTGGTTTTTCTTTAAAGCTTCAAGGAGTTCTTCTTGAACCTTTTTAAGTTCACCACTTGAACCAGCCACCTTTCCAACAACTTCAATTTCAGGTTCTTTTAGTTCTGAGTAATGAACGTAACCTTCTTCACGCAAATGCTGTTCGTGATCTTCACCATCTGCAATCACATGTTCATATGATTTAGTGTCACCACGATATAAAGCTTTAGGATATTCATCTGACATTTCAGCCTCCAAAAATGACGACGCCCGCATATAGCGGGCATTTGTCGTCACTAGGTTAGATTAGGTTTGGTTGAATAACTCAATACCAGCCATCTCTGGATTCACCATTACAACACCAAACATGGTATCTAGACGATACTTAGTCTTCATTGTATTGATGTCATATTGCTTCTGGAATACCAGCTCAATACCTTGGTCTGTAGTTGCGCGTAATACAGCAGCACCTGCATTTGTAGGAACTGCATAGCGAGCTGGAATCAATTCAATTGCATCACGATGCCAGAAAGGGTTCGCATAAGCTGTTGCTGTGTTAAGCATGGTAATTACCGCACCATTTGCAGGTGTAGCACTTACATTCTGGTATTGCTTTTCAGCTTCCGAAGCACCTTGAGCAGAAATAATCGGAGGAGAAATTACAACTGATGTTGGGTTATTCACTTTTACAACACGGAAGGTCTTTAACTGACCAGTGGCTTGTTTAGTAATTTGGTGAACTGATTCAACGCCAGTGATAGTGAAGGCATCACCTTCTTTCAATGCTCCACCAGTTACCGCAACAGTGATTGTTTGATAACGGTTGTCAACGTTGCCAACTTCGCCTGTAGCAGCCGTAGAAGTCGCTTTAGGGACATAGAACTGGTTAGCAGCACCAACTGTCACACCAGTTGCTGTAGCAGCACCTAGACGCTCAGAATAGTCAAGTTTGAATGCATCAAAACCAGCTACGTCACCAATGTATGCACGGTCATAAGCAGTCTGAACTTTACCAACAACGTTTTGACGTTTTGCTAAGTCACCAGCCATTGAGTTGTAATCACGAGTTGCCAATGCAATACGACGGTCATTCATTGGAATGCCTTGCTCATTCATGATTGCATCAGCAAGAGCAACATCATCAAAGCCAGTTGCAGCGCCTGTGCGTTTAACAACTAAAGTACCTTGTAATGACGCAACTTTAGAAACAGCCAGGTTGATATCAGAAGCAAGTTTTTGCTTGGCTGCATCACCTAAACGGTTTTCTTGCAATTGGTCACGAAGTTCTTGAGCATCAAGAATCCAAGGGCTAGATTTTTTATAGCCAATGGTTGCTGGTACAGATAACTGTGTTTTGTCTTTAAAGTTACCAGTTTGATCCATACCATCATAAGAGGTGGCAATGTATGGCATTGGACGCCAAATCGTGTTGTTAGAGCGTTCAGCTTCAACATCACTCATTCGGTATTTATTTACTAACTTTGATAGAACAAGTTGGTCTTGAAAACCTTCCAACATGTCCTCAAAGGCAACGCGTTCTTCTTTAGAGAAACTATTAGACATTATTGCCTACTCCATTATTGATTTTGTTTAAGCTTTCGCTTGTATTCATTAACTTTGGTGTAATCGCCTGTTTTCTCAGCGTCTGCGCGGAGTTTTGCAAGCGTGTTGTCCACTGAGCCACTTAAAGCAGCAGAGCCACTCGGCTTACGTTCTGGACTAGTTGAAGGTTTTCGTGCTGTCATTTTGATCTGAGCGTCAATTTTTGCTGCTGCAAATGCGAATTGAATCGGGTCAGTAATTGCTGCCAATTCTTTTGCTTTTTGTGGGTTTTTACCAAGGTGATATACAAGCAATTCGGGCTTTTCAGCACCATGAAGTAAAATTCCTTGCTGAGTTTGAGTTAGCACATCTCGTGCAATCTCTTCTGCCTCATCAAAGTCACGTACTTTGGTTTTGATTGCTGTTTTCTTGGCTTCGTAGTTATTCAGCTTGTCTTGCCAAGCCTTAGCTGCTTTTTCCTGTTCTTCGCGCTTCGCGGATTCTTGCTGTTCGAACTTTGCTTTCTTAGCAGTCCAATCAATAAGCTGTTTTTCGAACTCTTCTGTGTCATAACCAGCGCTTTCTAGAGTAGGCTTCTCGCCTAACTCAATAGTTTCTGGTTTTGAATGTGAATTAAGTTGTTCTTCAAGCTCTTTGATTCGTCGCTCTCGAGCGCGCTCTTGCTTTCGAATCTCTTTGATTGCAGCGCGTTCTTTTTTAAGCCATTCAGGCGCAGGCTGACCATGGAAATCATTTTCTTCCTGTGCTTCTGGCTTTTCATCACCTACAACAATTTCAAATTCTTCGCCTTCTTCTTGATCACCTACACCGTCAGATGGTTCTGAATCATCTCGATCCTCATCCTCTTCAGGTGTTTCAATATCAAGATTTTCGTCATCTTGAAGTTCGTCTTGTTGCTCTAGATCTTGTTCAGACATTTGCTACTCCCTCACTCATAGGCTGAGCGGACGCCATGTTTTGTTGTGTTGCTTGGTTTATTTGCTGAACCATATCTAACGTCGCCTGTTGATCATCTCGATCCATTTTGGCTAATGTAGCTGCGGTATCAGCGCGGGTTTTCTCTGCATCAGCAACCACTTTGATTGTGTCTGCTTTAGCCTTCTGAGCTTTGGCAGAAGCTTCTTCTGCGGCTGCTTCTAGGTACTGTGCATTTGGATCAGGTGGCTGATTCTGCGCTGCAGCAATCAATTCCTGTTGCTCTTCCTCTGTTGGCTCTACAACGCCAATCTTGACTAAATACTTCCGGTAGTAATTACGGAAATCTTTGATTCCTTCGCCTTCCATATTCATGTAGATCATTGCTAGAAGGACTTTCATGTCTTCAGGATCATTCGTGAATGGAAGTAAGGCTTGTAATTGACGGACGATTGCGGATTTCTTGCTTGATGAAGTTGGACCAACATCTACACCCACATCAAAAGATGCTTTGGTTAAGTCGTTTTCATATTCAATGCCAGATCCACCAATTACAGGTCTTGAAAGCTCTGCACTATCTACTTCATCTTGCTTGCCAATCGTCTTCATACGACGACCTTCTTCAACATAAAGCTCTTTAGCCATCGAGAGCCAAATAGACCCACAACGCTTGATTGCCTTGGCAAAGTTATCAATGTAGATATATGACTGCATTCCAAGCTGGTTTTGAACCAAATCAATAGCCTCTGCACTCACATTGGCATTGATCTTTTCACCTTGTTCTTGGTTTCCAAGAAGCTCTCTGATGTCTGCATCTGTGAGTTGAAGCAAGGCCGCCAATGAAGGTGGAACCTGAGGCGGCTTCGTATATGACATTGGGCCTTGAGCAATAATCTGCCCATTCGCATCAGTTAATGGGTTAGCAAGTAAATATGGATTATTGTCAATATTGTCATTGGCCCACATGTGCTCTAATCCATCGACCTGTTCAGGTGCCATGATTGGCTTTTCAATTGGCGATAAAGCAGCAATTTCACCTAGACGGCTAAGTTGCATGTTTTTGAGGCGCTGTGCATCTTTACAAAGGCGCACATGCCCCATACAACGTTCAATGTTGTCGATAAACCAACGCTTGCCATAAACAGGAACTATCGGAATATAACGACCTGCAATATATCCACAGTCTTCAAGGACTTTTGAGCCACTCAACATGTACTTATGTACTTTTCGTCGTTCAAGTGTTCTAACTCTTAGTTCTTGTGCGCCTGTAGCATTCAGACGCTCTAGAATTGAAGGGTCATTCTCAAGCTCATCTTCAATATAGCGTTGTTCAGTGCCATCGATAAGCACAAAGATGTGCTGCTTCTCTTTGACCTTTTCTACAACGTAGTATTCAGCTACATAAACAATGTCAGGCGTGCACCAATCAAACTCAGAATTGGTTATGTTTTTATCCCATGTAGAAGGATCATCACCATATTCTTCTTTGTAGGCATCATGAGTCATTGAAGTCAGCACAAAGCAATGATTTGCATCTGCCTTATCTTGACGTTTGGCATCTAAATCAAAGAAAACACATGAATCAGCATCAAATATAGGTTCAATCTTGATGCGTTGGCGCTCATTTTCTTCGTCTTCTTCATCCTCTTCGCAAGCACGTAAACGGAAAGCACCAAAACCACCACCTACAGCTTCTTCAAAGGCATTGTCATATGCTTCTTCTGCGCCTGAATCCTGCTCATCTGCCCGGTACAGACCATCGCATGTATCTGCTAAATCATCATTCTTCGTACCGTCTTTAGAAACGAAATCTACTGTGATTCGGTTATTTCGATATTCATTAATAATTCGAATGACAGCCAAGTGGATTTTATTGACTTCAAACTTCGGCTTATTTGCGAATTGCTCGCCTAGCTTGCCTTCCCATTGCGCCCCAGCGATTGAATAAAAACGACGATCCTCTAAGCACTGCAACCGCTCCTCACGTACAGCACTCTGGATTTTGTCGAATTGAAGTTTTGCACGGGCGTGAATGGTCGCAAGTTGTTCTTTTTTAGTCACAACTTGACCTCACTTAAATTGAATTATTACCAGCGATGTGCTGTTGGAATTACTGTTACTTTTGGTTTTTTAGGTTTGCCTACTAGGCCTTTTTGAATTGCAAAACGTCTCATCATGTATGCATAACGCACAGCATCCATTACATCCTCGCCAACTTTGACGATGCGCCCTTTCTCATCTCGATGGTATTGAAGAAATTCATCAAAGAATGCTCTTAGACCTCTAAAAACTTTCCACTTCCCTTTGCGCATCAGATCAAGAATTTCAAATAAACCTGCTTCAACACCATTAGAACCATCAGGCCATGTGGCATGTGTTGGCAACATATTGAAGCCAGCTTCTTTGTAGTAGGACTTCTGTTGATTACCTGAACCCTTCTCAGTCTGTAAACCATCTAGTGGCCAAGCAGTTGGGACTCCTTGAGCCCAAGACTTAACTGCACCCCAAGCTTCATTAGGAGATACTTGCCGCTGCTTCCATGCATGAGTCACGTAGACCGTTTCTGTATCCATATCAATTGCTAATTGGGCTTGTGCCTGTGGGTGATCCCAGCCGAAATCCATACCATTGATAACCATCCAGTGATCAGGGATTTCAAAAGGATCACAAGTGATATAATCTTCACTCAAATCATAAATACGGCCATGCCCCAGCATTGGGATGCCTTTTGTACGCATTTCTCTTTGATGCGGAGGGAAAGATTCAAGAAGTGTTTGCTTAGTCTGCTCAGATAAATGGGTAACATCATCCCAACCGGCTTGAATGAGATACTGACCTTTTGATGGAGTATCCATAAACTGAATAACCAGATCAGTTCGACCATTCTCAGGTGTGAACGTTAGAATCCCTCTACCACCCCTGCCTTGATCGCCTGTTGCAGTACGAGTCAAAACCTGTGGGAAAATCTGTTGATCTCTTGGCTCTTCATCGATGTGATACCAATCAACGCTATCACCCATTAGGGCATGTTGCCCTTGGGAGTATGACCACAACTGAACCTTAGATGTTTGATACTGAACATCACCGCCACCACCATGACGTACATATACAGTACGCATAGCACTTGCAGTACCAGTCATTGATTCATGGTCTAGGATGTATTCAGGAGGAATTAGACCGCCAGTCCAATTATTTTCTATGCGTCTACCAAAGATTGGAGTTTGCAAAAGGTCACGGATCTTTTCACCAGAGTATCCAAGCAACCAAATTAAAGGAGCCTTATCAAATGTATGACCATCCCACCAATCAGGATAATGTCCAAGTGCATGAATAGTATCCACATAAGTACCGGTCATTGTTTTCCCGACCCGGTTAGCAGCCATTAACATGACCTGTGAATATTGACTAGTAGCTTTGATTAATTCTTTTTGGAATGGATATAACTTGTCGCCAAAATCTTTATATCTATAAGTTTCTAAACGACGAGCCTTTTCTTGAGCCTGAAACCTTGGATTCAC